CATCTGCTGTTCTGCCTGTGACTTTCCTTCTGCGGCGGCAGCTTCTCTCAGTGCCATAGCACCGGAGAAATAATCCCATGCCTTTTCGACACATCTCTGGTAGTGCGCCGCTTCAAATGTGTATTCCAGTTTCCAGTTTCTTCCACCCTTTGTGAGTTCAATCATGATGAGTCCTCCTAAAAAAATAAGGGGAGAGTCTGTTACAACTCTCCCCAAGTTAATCAAGCTATTAAGCGGATTCGATAGTGATCTCCGTGGACGGAGCGACCGAGATCGTGAATTCGATGATACCGTTCACTTCGCCCTCACCAACCCAGCAAGTGTGCTCACCCTGCCAGGTGGCTTTAGATCCATCAGCAAGGGTCAGTCTGTAGTAAAGAGCCGTATTGGCAAGCGTCTTTACCGCAGAGAAGCTGGTGTAGGTATAGTTGGCGGTAAACTCCATTGCGTCCATTGACTGGACACCGTTTACAAAGGTCTGGGACGGGTCTTCGAGGTCCGTGGTCTCCAGCTGATCCGGCGCACCACCCAGAGCCGGATACGACTTGATCTTGCACAGCTTGGTATAAGTAGTACCATCAGAACTCGTCTCAAGGATAGTACCGATAGTTGCATATGCTTTCGCAGCAGCAGGCATATTTACTCTCCTCTCATACTAAAAAGGTGTCTCCCTGACCCATGATCCTACGGGCACGGAAAACACCGTTGGTTACGCTCCCGTCCTCGTAAAAGATGGGGAGCATTGCTATTGTCATGCGCAGATTACGTTTAACGATCTCCAGCACATCATCAGTGATCGCTTTACACTGTGTTCTGTCGGTCGTGTACACGTTGACCTGCACCGTGAAGTTGATTGCGTTGACCTCGTCATTTTCAAGGTCCATAGCCATCTCAGGAGACTCCAAGAACTCCAGGTAGACCGTGGGGAACGAAGCCTGAGTGTTAGTGCGGTATTCATCAGTTACCCTGATGGAACCGCCGAGCATCGTCTTGACGATCGTCACCGTCTTATCCTTTAACTCTCTAACCCAACTCATCGTCCAAACACCACCCTCGCTACATGGTTAAAGTCTTTTTGCATCTCAAGAAAGGCTCGATACATAGGCCTTGTCGGCTCAGTACCTTCGGATATCTGTAGTTCCCCAGGCACACCAGCCTCTATAGGTCTGAATATCCAGTAATCCTCAAAGGCGTGCCCCCTATTCGGCTGGAAAGTACCTCGACCAGTTCCCGTCACCACCGTCCATGAGTCTGAACGTGCGTGCTGACCGGAACCAAACTCAGTCATGAGGAGCGGGTCTACATCGACACCCTCAGGCGGTCCGTACTGCCAATAGCGGCGCAGATCAGCAGTCTTCTTCGCCATGAAGATGACCTCTCCCGCTCTCCATTCACGGGAAAACACGATGTAATCGCTAAACTCTGGGTCGTTATTGAAGATGTTGGCTTGGATAATCCCATACTCAGCCAATGTCTCCATGAACAGTTCCATGCGCCGGTTAAATGAGTCCTTCTGGTCTCTTGCCCAAGAAGCTAATCTCGCGAAGCCTTTTTCGGATATCCTTGTGCTCCTTCGGCTTCTCATTTATTCGTCCTCTCCAACATGATCTTGTCGTAGTTGAGGGACGGCTGGTACATCGTCACGATAAAGTCTGGATCACCCTCCGGCTCTTCCACCCAAATGACGGAAGTCTCCCTGATGGGTGTCTCTCCTTTTCCCGTGATGATGGTCGCATCGTAGTCTTCAACGGAAACACCAAAAGGCTCCCGTTTCGCCTGACCATATGCATCAGCACGACCATTCCTCGACCACACGATGTTGGCTAAAAATCTTACCGGCTCACTGTAGGTCTGTCTCTTCGACCCAGTGTCTCGCGGGACCTGTTCACCGCCGATGGTGTCGTAGATGATGTCCCCGTTTTCGTCTGTCGCATAGACAGGCTCTTCGCCAAGGTTTAAGGCGTACCAGATCCATTGCTTATTTTTAAGCAGTGTTCTCACTACACCACCACCTTCGCGAACGGGACAACGCCCGCAAGCATCCTATTTCGGTCTTCGTAGTTCCTTGTCACACCGTTCTCTGTGTGGATAAGCTGGAACTCGATACCTACCTGGTTGTAGTCATACAGGGCAACATTTCGGATGACTGAGTAGAATTTTTGCATATCGGATGCAATCGCCGCTTCATCCATGGATGTTGCCCCGTAATTTCGATGGAGTCTTACTTCTCTGGCAGCGTTCTTGACCTTCTGCCGGAGGATGTCAGCGGAGAAGCCAGCATCCCCTGACAGTTCTATGGTCAGGTCATAGATGATTTCCTCGATGAGGCTCTCCACTTAGGCCACCTCCTTATGCAGGCATAGCCGTGGACAGACCGGTGATCTTTGCGGAATACCACTCAGGCCCGCAATCCAGACCAATCTGACCGAAGATCTGGTAACGAGTGCCAGCACCGACCTTCGCAAGTTCCTCCATGAAGAAGTTGCCCTTGCCCGGAACAAGCTGCTCAACAGGAGACATTACAGACGGGTCAAACAGAACAGCAGTGCCGTCCGGCAGATTGTCAAATACACGGATACCGACAGCACCAAACGGGGTCACCAGAGTGCTGACGGCGATACCATTGATCTCTCTGCTGGCAGGAACGATGGTCAGTTTGTTGTTGGCGGCATCATCATTGATCTGGACAAGGTTCACGCTCTTTACGCCCAGAACGAGGTTGTCGGTCGGAGCATAGCTGTCGGAGATAGCCTTGATGGCCTCAATGACCAGCTTAAGGGAGAGCGGATCAGTGCCTGCAGCAACAATATTGGTCGTGATCGAGGGGATAAGACCACGGGTCTTGTTGACGGTCGCATCAGAAGTAGCTTTGTTGTACACGCCATTGAGGAAGGTGTACTCGATATCCTGACCGATCTTCGCCATCTTGGCGGCAACCTGGAAATCCAGTTCATTGATCGGATTAGCCTGCTGACCAGCAACATTCAGACCGGACAGCGTACCCATGTTGCTCATCTTGCCGTAGGAAACACCGACCGTTTCCTGGAAGATCTGAGTCACGTTGGCGACCTGTGTTCTCGTCACAACGGTCGCATCCGGCGCAGTCAGAGAAGCATTTTCAGAGATGGCAGGCTGAGATCCAGTCGCGGTCGTGTAAGCCTGACCACAAGTGAACTCTACGTGGTTCGTGTACAGTCTCCTCGCACCGATCATCGTGCTGAACGGAGTGCGGGTATTACCCTTGTTGAACAGCATCCCCGAATAGTTGGGGACATTAAAACTCATCGCATAAACATCCGGCATAGTAGCCTCCTTTTGTTAGTGTGGTTTGTTTGCTTCGTACTGCTGACGGATCAGAGCCGCGAGAGACGGCATATCCTGCGCTGAAGCCGCCGTCTGCATCTCCTGACTGAAGTCAGCTTTCCCACCAGTCAGACCAGCGGGCGGGTTTACTCGATACTGTTTCTCCCACTCTGTTCTCAGAGCAGTCTCCCTTTTCTCCGCGAACTCCTTTTCTGACTTCAGCACCGTCTCAGTGTCTCCATCGATGAGCGCGGATGCCACCGTTGTAGCGTCAGCGTCCGAGAAGCCCCTTGCAAGGTACTGAGCCTTTACATCTCTCAGCTTTAGCTGCTTCTCCAGATCAGCGATCCTGTCAGCCTGTTCCTGCTTGGCAAGGGTTTCTGCCTCTTCCTTGGTCATTCGCTCCCGCTCCTTCTTCTTCGCGTCAGCAAGCTGGGAGGAATAGCTGTCGATGATGCCCTTCTGCTTCTGGAGAGCCTTTTCATGCGTCTCACGGCCTACATACAGATCCGAGAACGCTTTCTGGATCTCCTCATCAGACATCCCTTCGTGGTACAGTGTTCCGAGCAAATCTTTGATTTCCATGTACTTCTCCTGCGATTAAAGTCTTCTCTGACTGTTGCGATTAAGGTCTTCTCTGACCATTAAAAAAGAGAGGTGCGACCTCTCCAGTTACCTATATGTTGCCCAGCACCTACAATTGACTATCTCCTCAGGAGATGCACCAAGCGAATAATCCCTTGGGTACATCAGAAGAGAGTCACCTACTTTAAACGGTTCGTTAATGGGTACTTCCTGCCCCTGGGCAAGGCGATGAGTACCTCTTACCCTGTTATCTAACTGCGTCATCCAGACCTTTGTGGTCTTTCCTGTTCTTACTGCTTCGGAATACTCCTCGTAGTTCATTACCGAATGAGCCTCGTTCTCGCCGATGACCATGGCTCTCTCATCACTCAATTTGTACTCGTCATCAACATCAGCGTTTACAATTTGCTCAGACATCCATCGGATGTACAGATCAAGCGTGATGTCTATCTCGATGTACTTGCGGACCACTTCGGAGTATTTCTCAGCCAGTAAACCGGCGGGATTTGCCCCGCCACTCGCCATGTAGGCGAAGATAAAGAGCATCACGCTCTCTATCTCCCTCGCAAGGTCTACTCTCTCCCGCTCCTTGTCCCTTGGAAGACCAAGACCGTGGAAGAACTGCGGGATAGTGAGTATGTTTCTCCCGTTGAGGATATTTAACTCATCAAACATCAGTCAGTTCCCACAAACGGCGAGTTTACTTTCTGGTCGGACTGGTCAGGCATGATACGGTCGTTCGACAGGTCCCCGGAGGCGTAGGATTCCTGGATCTTCTTGATCATCTCCATGGAGTCCTGAGTGAACGCCTGAGTATCTGTGGTAAACGAAGCAATCTCCGTGGCTCTAAGCGGGTCAGCACCGTTCTTAAGCAGCGTTGCCCACGAATTGACCTTATCCGTTAAGTTGTAGGTCTTGTTCCTCGTAAACTTGATGTCGATATCGGAAAGTTTAAGGTCACCGATGATATGTCCGGCTCTCTTGGCGATGTTGAGGAGTAATTTAAGCATCCTCATCTCGCTTCTCTCAAACTCCAGTTCCGCAGACTGCGCTCTGGTGTCCGCTTCTGAATAACCGTTGGACATACTCGTTGCGGTTCCGGTCGAGCCACCAGTAGAAATACCGAAGATGGGTACGCCGACAATCTCCAGGGCCTCCTGTTTGAGGTAATCGATATAACTCTGGGTCGAGGACTGGTCAAGGGTCTGGGCGAGATAGGTAATTTTGGCTTCTCGTCCATCACCAGTCGATTTAGTCACGATAAGACCGTTCCCATCGACCAGAGCCTGCTTCTGCTCACTGTCGATGTCGCAGTTATGGAACCAGAGTAATGACTGGACAAACTGCGCGATGTCGTTCGCCCTATCACTATTCACCGTATTGATGGCATCGAGGATAGAGATGACCGGCTCAAAGCAGGAAAAACTCTTTCCGAGGATGTTTCTCTGGTTCGTATACTCGATCACGGGGATCTCGCCGTACACCCAGGGGTATACCTTAACGATCATTCCCCTTACGCTCATGGAACTCTGGATGACCTCAAAGTAATTCCGCTTCGACCATGCTCCGATATGGAGCGTTCCGTCATCAGCCATGGAATAACTCACGCCAAGCATCGGCTGACGGAATGCGTCATTCTTATGTACTACGAAAGCACACAGGGGACTGAGGACAGCCATCTTGCACAGACCTTCGTCATCAGGAAGAAGAAGTCTGTAGCCAAGACCACAGGTCTTGAAGCTGTCAGCCAACTCCACATCCAGCGAAGCCTTATTTAACTGCTTCATCAGGTCATTTAGAGCGTTAATCCTCTCGTCATCCTTCTTGGGATCAGAGCCATCATTCTGGATGGTCTGAACGTAAGAGATAGGATTAGAGAACTCATAGCCGACTTTGAAGTTTTTGATGCGGTTTGCGACATTGACAACGATTTTCTCGTTGATCTCAGGTCGGATCTCCTTTTCCCTCTCCAGTATCGGCTGCTCACCGGCAGCGTACCCAAAGAGGTACAACTCCTGCGCGGAGTTCTGCTGATGTACGGAAAAAGCATCCAGAAGGACATCAAGGATGTTCTCCTCCGTGATCTCTTCCACATCCGTAAAAATCATGGACCGACCCGTCACGATATTGGGTACTCTTGTAAACATGGTCACTCCTTTTGTGCACGTAAAAAGGGCGGTGTGACCCGCCCCTTTTAGGAGGTTGTGTGATGACAGGACTGGGGTCCAGTGAACTCACACTATCCAAGTAGCACAAAAATATGTCCTTTTACCAGTATACTTGGCTCAATTTATCAAGTTTTCAGTCTCTTCTCCTGTCCAGAAGATAGAAAAAGTATCTTCGCTGTGTGTAAAACGGCTTATCACTGGATGGCATACCCATCTTCGTCACCAGGTAGTGATAAGGTCTCCCGTAACAGACTGATTGGATGATGTATTCCCATAACTGAGGGGCGGCTTCTTTGGCTGTCCTCTCGATGACATCCACCTTCGACTCCAATCCTGCCCTTCTCATCGCTAAGTTGGCTGTTGGGTCTCCGATGTTTCCTGAGGACGGCATTCCTGTCGTTTGAACAGCCTTTAAGTGGGTCATCAAGGCTAATTCTGACTTCCACTCAGGGTATTGCTCACAAAAACCACATAACTCCTTGTACCTCTTTCCTGAGATCCCGTACTTTTGAAGCTGTAAAGGTCGTTTGTTCATAGGCCCACCGCCGATCTGCTAAGTACCCTCACTTCAGCCACCCCGTTGTAGATAAAGTCAGCAAGCTGCGCCAGAGCATCAGGAGCATCATCATGAGGATTTCTTCCGGCAGAGGTGTAAGTTGTTAATTCTCTGAAGAAGTCTCTGTATGCTCTGCTCCTCTTTGATGGTTCAAGGAAGACGAATGATCTCTTAATGTCAGGCGCATACTGGAGTATCTTCGTCTGTTTACTCTTAGTATTGGGTGCTCTCTTAGATGTGATAGAGCAGTGAATACCCCTTTTACGAAGGTCCTCATCCACCTGGTCAGCGAACTCAAAACCGCCTGAGTTGCTCTCAAACTGCACTCTCTGTACCTTCTTGTCAATGATCATGCCCTCTACTAATGGTTTGGTGATGTCCTTGGTCCCGTTGGAGAAGACAACATCCACGATGTACACGTAGTCATCTTTTATAACTCCCACAGGCATACATAAGGAGTCACCGCCGCCCCATGCGACATCGACCACCGCCACAACGCTGTCCCCGTCTATTTCGCCGTTCCAGACGGTTAACTCTTCCTCAGGGAACACAAGGCCTTCGCGGATGAATGGTCTTCCCTGATACTTAGCCTCCCACTCGTTCTTGTCGAGCCTTGCTCTAAGTGTACGGTAATACTCAGTTGAAAACCCTATGTGATAGTCGTACTGGAAGTTGCTCTCGTCATTCTCATCCAAAGCGGGGATAACGATAAACTTATACTTTGGGTTCCCTCTGTTCTCCTCTTCTATCCTCCCAAGAGGGTCGTATACGTTCCACCTTGTACCGACCATAAGTTCAACGCATCCGTCAAGTTTACGGTCAACAAGCTGGTTCAGATACGCCTGATACTTGTTTTCCAGTCTCTCAGGGGACAAACTCTCTTCCCTGTCCTCCACAAGGTCATCAGTGTACAAAAGATTCCTCGCCTCGACAGCACCAGTCAGCGTACCGGACACCGAGCGACAAGTAAGAGTGGGAAACCTTGACGGAGTGTTTAGATTTATGCTCTCCGCTTTGGCTGAAGTTCTCTGGATCTGGCACTTAGTGAACACCTCAG